CGTTAACGCTTGGTATTCCCTGACGACCAAGGGCTACGAGAATTTGAGTAACAACGTCGCGCAGATTCAGCGGTATATCCAGCAGGTGCTCTCAATCATTGAGTACTACCGGGATTTGGACAAGGCGCGGCAAGAGGAATCAAGTAGTGGACCTGCCAAAGCTGATGCAGGAGCTGAGAACCGATGAAGGTAAAGATAATTCGGTTATCTCTTCCGGTATTCAGTCTGCACTTGATGAACTGAACCAACAGCTCTCCTGGTTTTCTGGATTGAGCGACGGGCGTCAGCGTGCGCTGGTCAATATGCACTTCAATATGGGGTGGAAGCAGCTCTCTGAGGAGGAGGATTTTTTGACAGCCATGGAAACTGGAGATTGGCGCAAGGCAGCCCGAGAACTAGAGCGTTCCCAGTGGGGGCGTAGTATGGGTGTGCGCGCTTTGCGTCTTCTGCAACTGGTTGTTGGTGGTTAGATGGCTATAGCGAAGTTTCAGTTTAGGCCGGGTATTCAGAAAGAGGGTACCCAGTTCGCAGCAGATGGTGGCTGGTACGACTCGGATAAAATCCGCTGGCGTTCCGGGCGTCCAGAAAAGATTGGCGGTTGGCAGAAGTTTTCGGACAACACGTATCTCGGTACGGCTCGCGCGCTGCATACATGGAACGATTTGGTCGGCACTAACTACATGGGGATTGGTACCAACCTCAAGTACTACATTGAAGAGGGCGGCGCCTACAACGACGTCACCCCCATTCGAGCGACAGCCTCGCTCAGCGCTCCTTTCGGGGAGATTAACGGCAGCGCCACATTGCTGATATCGGACACCGCCCATGGCGCGGTAGCCGGTGATTACGTGACCTACTCATCAGCGTCTACCCTGACCGGCGGTGGCATTGTGGCGGCCACGCTGAATGCCGAGTACCAGATCGCAACGATTCGGGGTGCGGATGCGTATGAGATCGAGGCCTCATCTGGAACGGGGGTTGCGGATACCACCACGCTGAATGGTGCGATTACTGCGGCGGCGACATCCATTGTATTGACGGATGCCAGTGGTTTCCCGAGCAGTGGCTCAATAAAGATTGACTCGGAATATATTACTTTTACCGGCAAGAGTACTCACACCCTGACCGGCTGTACCCGAGGCGCCTACAACACCAATGCCACGGCTTATGCGACCGGTGTCACGGCGTATGAGATTGTTTTTAGTGGTGGTGGCAGCGTGAGTGCGGCCTATCAGATCAATACCGGTTTGGATACCACAGTCCCGGGAACCGGTTTTGGTTCCAGCACATGGGGGCGTGGTACATGGGGTAGTGCTTCAGCTGGTGAAAAATTACGGCTCTGGTCGCAGGATAATTTTGGTGAGGATTTACTCCTTTGTCCCCGGGGTGGTGGGGTGTATTACTGGGATGCGACGAATGGCGTCTCGACCCGGGCGATTAACACCAGTGCATTAAGCACCGCCAGCAATGCGCCTACTGCCTGCAATCTAGTGCTGGTATCAGAGATTGACCGTCATGTGATTGCCTTTGGGGTGAATGCGATCGGTTCTTCGACTTTGGACGAGATGTTTGTGCGTTGGTCCAAGATCGAAGATGCAGGTAACTGGACTCCAGCCACGAATTCAGATGCAGGTGGTCAGCGTTTGGGTACCGGGTCTTTCATTATGAGCGCGGTCAAGGCGCGTCAAGAAATATTGATATGGACTGATGCGGCGGTCTATTCCATGCGCTACGTGGGTGGTTATTTTACTTTCCAATTCACTCAGGTGATGGAAGGGCCATCGATGTTGAGTCCGAATGCGGCCATTGCGGCGGAAAGCCGGGTGTTCTGGATGGATCGGGGGAGTTTCTGGGTCTATGACGGTGCGGTCAGGCCGCTGCCTTGTACCGTTCAGGATTATGTCTTCAGTGATATCAATCTGAGTCAGGCGTTTAAGTGTTTTGCTGCATCGAATCCCGACTGGTTTGAGGTGATGTGGTTTTATGCTTCCGACAGTCAGTCAGGCACAGAGATTGACCGGTATGTGATGTACAACTTCCGAGAGAATCTGTGGTCGGTGGGTACATTGGAACGTACCGCATGGACTGCGGCGCCCACCAGGAATTTTCCGATGGCAGCGGGAACAGCAGACAGCTCCAATTATATTTACCAGCATGAGACAGGCACCGACGCCGATGGTTCTGCGATGACGGCGTACATTGAGTCGGGAGATTTTGATTTTGAAGATGGAGAAAAGTTCTTGTCCATCTCTCGCATTATTCCTGACCTTGCGTTTAGCGGGTCAGCGGATACCAAGTCACTGACGGTGACCCTCAAGGGGCGTAATTACCCCGGGGAGACACCCGCGACGCTGACGACATCGACGGTTAACTCAGATACCAACCAAGCGTTTGTTCGGGCGCGCGCAAGACAGGGCATTTTACGCCTTGAGAGTACGGCGACAGGGGTGGGTTGGCGGATGGGTGATTTTCGGATGGACGTTCGGCCTGACGGGAGACGCTGATGGCACAGACCAAGCCGTATTCGCAGCCATTACCCCTTCCTCATGAAGACTATGAGATGAGTGAAGAGACCATGTTCCGGCGTACTATGGAGCAGGTCATTGGTGATTTGAATACCAGAACAATCGAGGTGGAAGAGGTCAGGACAACGCCTTCTTCACTGGCCCAGAGGCGATACCAGTTTTTGTTGATGGGCGCCTCCAGTGGCTGATGCCCTTAAAGTCTTAGGACAAGTGGCGCCCTCGGCGACCACGGCTACGACGCTGTACACGACGCCCGACACGACAGAGACGACGTGCAGTTCGATCGTGGTGTGCAATCGGGGCGGCTCAGGCGGTACGTTCAGGGTTTCTGTTCGTGTGGCCGGGGCATCCGACGCGACCAAGCAGTACCTGTATTACGACCAAGCGTTGGCGGCAACCACCACCTATCTGGGTGTGTTTGGTTTGACTTTAGATCAGACTGACGTGGTGACCGTGTATGCGAGTAGTGGAGATTTCAGCTTTAACCTGTTCGGCGTAGAGACGAGTACGGATTAGCTATGGCGGATAATGCAGAGATAGAAGCAGCTTCTCTTGCGCTCGATAAAGACAAATTTATTCTTGAGGCCGCGAAACGATTTATCCGGGGATATGAGCAGGTTCCCGAGACTCAGGATTTTGCCCCTCAAGCCTATCAACCGATAGCTGGAGACAGATGGACGATTGGATGGGGTAGCACGAGGGGAGTTAAAGAGGGCGACACGGTTACGCGAGAGCAGGCAGAGTCTCGTTTTGATCGAGACCTCCAGTCTGCGTTCAGCGATTTTAATAGTACGGTTTCTGAAGAAATTCGGGATGAGCTTGGTATTAATGAAAGCGCCGCTGTCATTAGCTTCCTGTTTAATCATGGGAACACCAAAAGGTGGCGCGGCTCTAAGGCGCGTGGTCATCTTAATAAACTGGAAATACCTCAGTTTATTTATGAATTGACTGATCCGGTGCAGGGGTTTGTTAAAGCCGGAGAACCCGGTGAGAAGGAAATTGTTGACGGTCTTGTGAACAGAAGAGCTGCTGAACGAAAGTTATTTAATGCGCCAGATGTGGATATTGGCGCGGGTATAGGAGCATTGTCAGTGAACGGACTTAACCAAGGCGGTATTGCTAGCTTTCGCCCCATGGGGGCCGTTCCCACTGGGGTGGGTATGCCTATGCATATGCCTAGACCACCGCGTGGACAGATGCCTCCGCAAGGAATGCGTAGAGGTGGCATCGTTGGCTATCAGAATCGTGGTCAAGTCGAGGGACCGCTTCCACCCCATCTACAAATGAGACCATCATGGACTCCCGGGGAAGACGACGCAGATATCGAAGAGGTCATCATTAATCGTGAAGACTGGCATGTTACGTACCGTGCTTTAGTAGAAGAGTTGGAGCGTTTCCAGCAGCTTGCTAACAGTACAGGTTATACAGTTGAGGAGATCATTGAGAACAGGCGTGGTCAAGGGTCTTTGGACCCGACTGCTGCGGCGCAGATGTTCGAGATGCTCGAAGAACAGCGTGAAGCCGAGCGGAACCGCGAACTAGGGGAGCGTCTTGGTCCTATGTTTGGACCCCAAGCGGGAGCGGGAAAGGCGGGGTCTGGACCCGGGGGAATGATGGACCCCGAGGGGGTGATTGCACCTTATGATCCAGACACGGGTAGGTACACTATTGAAAATATACCTTATAAAAACGAGGTAGGCAGCGAGGCATGGAAAGCCGAACGTGCGCGCGAACGCGCTGAGGCAGCTGCGTTGTACGATCGTCGCCTAGGTTTCCAAGGCGGCGGTGTAGTCACACCCTTTGGCATGTCATTAGCTGACACCGCTGAGATGGCAAGCTTTTCCAGCCAAGCACAGACAGCCTCAAATGGGGACCTTCGCGGTGGCATCATGAGTGGTCAAGAGGCTCCGGGGTCGGGGGCCTTGGGCGCGTTAAGCCGACAAGAATTTGGAACGGGACGGTCCCTGTTGCCTTCTTTTACCACTGAGGAGCGGGGAATGCCCGGTGTTGAAGCGCAGGAATCATGGGAAGTACAGCCGAACGCTTGGCAATGGGGCTACAATCGCGGTGGTCTTACGGGTCAGGCCAACAAGGTTGCCGATGCTGGACGCTACGGTGACACCGAGCTGGTGCATATGAATCCAGCCGAGGTTCAAGGTTTGGCATCGATGGTACCAATGACGATCAATCCTGAGACGGGTAAGCCTGAAGCTTTCTTGGGTATGTTGATGGCTCTATTGGGACAATATGTTGCACCTATGATCGCGGCTTCCAGTTGGGGTGGAACTTTAGCTGCTTCCGGGGGGTTGAGTGGCTTGTTGGGTACTGCTTTATCTAGCCCTACGGCCTTGAGTGCTATAGGCAGCGGTGCAGGTACTTGGGCACAGACGGGTGATCTTGAGAAAGGCATTCTCTCCGGCATGATGAGCTTCGGTACAGGGAAATTGTTGAATGATGTAGCGCTTGCGGGTGACGAGTTTATTACGAGTGGTGC